ATAAGAGTTGTAGTATCTGTCTGTACAATCTTATTTTGTCTATTGCCTATTCCAATGGATGTGCTTACAGGGTTCGGAACAAACAGAGCGATTACACCTTTTCTGACTTAGTTCTTTATCAAGGCCCTGCCTCCTGCACTGATAGCAACTCAAATCAGTATGGTGTGGGAACTGCCCGCCGTGAGCAAACCGGAAATAACACTCAGCATATCTGGTCTTATTGGACAAATAATATTGTCGGAGGATCAAACCATCAGATAACTGTGGATGCTGCTGAGATCGGCGGTGAGTCTGATCCAACAATTTATGTGGTGGCATATGAGGTAAGTAGTAGTGCTGGTGTAGGTGCTGCCATGATAAGCCGTGCAATATCAGCGGAGGGATCAAGTAACACTCCAAGTTCAGGAAATATTACAACAGATGAAACGGCTCTCTTTGTTGGAATGTGCTACTACAATAATTCTTCCACGTTTACACAGGATGCTAGTTGGACGGAGACACTAGATTCTGGAGGGCGAACGGGCGCATACATCATTCAAGCTGCAGGAACATACGATTATTCTCCTGGCCCAAGCGGAGCTGCTGATGACTGGGTAGCTTTAATAGTAGCTTTTGTTGAAGTTGGTCTTGACCCTCTTATAGTCAGAAATGTCGGCACAAGTCCTGGTGCTAACACAACGACTGTTGTTATCAATAAGCCTGAAAATCTTGTAGCTGGCGACCTAATGATTGCTCATGTTTACTTCAAGGAACAGACTATAACAATTACGCCTCCTTCTGGTTGGGCCTCTGAGCTTGAAACCGACACTGCCAATGGCACTTCTCAAATCTTTTGGATTATTGCCACCGCCACAGAGGTTGCTGCAAGCACATTTACATTCACATCAGGTGGATCGAATAATCCGAATCTTGGACGAATCCTTGCGTTTATTGATGGCTCAGGACAGGACTTTGACACAACTGATCCAATTCTTGTTAGTAGCGGACAGGGAAATTCCGGTGGAACAGAGTCTACCGGAGCTATAACCCCATCAGTTGCAAACTGCACAATAGGTTATTTTTTCTCTCAGGTAGACGATGATGGTGGGGATATAACCGGATACTCCATAGCCACATCAGACCCATCTAACTGGTTTGAACCCTATGATGTTACTACTTCTGCCGGGACGGATTGCGCTATTGCAATGGCGTATACAAATCCTCGCGTAGAGACTACAAGTACAGGTGAGGGTGATTGTCTGACGCCTGTAGATAATTCAAACGTTGCACAGCTTATAGCAATTCAGCCTCCGGTTGTAGCTGGAGGGGCAACTTACCCAGGGTATTATAGCGCAGGAGGATATTTCTAATGTTAAGCACACCAATCTACTCAGGTTCAGGATTCACTGGCTCCATCACCGACAAGGAGTTTAAGGACGTTCTTGGCTCTGCGGGGAAGTGCATTATGCTTATCGGCGCGTCAAACCTCGTCATTGAACGTTGCCAAATGGACAACTTCTCAAAGGCGGCGATTCACTTGCAGAACTGTTCCGATGTTTCGATTAAGGACATTTACGCCGACGCCAAGCTAAACGCCACCCAAGACTTCTGTAAGGGCATGATGTTTGAGAACACTAACGGTATTAGTGTAGACGGCTTCATCTGCAAAAACATTGAGTATGGTGGAACAGGAACCTACAAGAACGGAGACGCATTCCTTGTTGAATCCGGCACAGGAATTACCCTACGCCGCTTTTCTTTCGACAACATTCGGGATGGGGGCATTGACACGAAGGTTCACATCACAATCGAGAACGGGACGATCAAGAAGGCTCACAGGGGAATAAGGGTCTGGCAGTCGGCCGATATCAAGGATGTATCAATCTCTGACTGCGATGAGGGGATATGGCTAGCAGACACAGCCACCAAGGTTCGCCTGACTCGCGTATCTTTTGCCAACTGTACCCGTAAGATATCCGACGATAATGGGAATGAGATACCCCTGACTGACCCACGCATTGAGGTTCTGGATAGCGCGTCTCCGGTGATCGTTCCCCCGACCTATACTGGCCCAGGAGTTACGCCTGCGCCAATTCCAACGCCAATACCACCCGCGGCTTGGACTCCAACTCCTGGCATCGGCTGGCAACAGCTAAAGGGTACGGAGCTATACCGCATCCCTGCCGGAGACGGCAAGTGGTTTCTAACCTTTCGTGGACTACCTGTCCCGATCTACGCGGACAGTTCTTGGCCTGGAGCAAACTGGATAAATGTCTAAAGAACATTGGGATGGAAAAGATCGGAGACGTATGAACCAAGATAATATTGATAGAGACAGACTCTTAACAGAGGTAGCAACCAACGTTAAATACCTCGTTGAGTCTCATAGAAGCATAACACAAGCTCTTGTAGACCATGCTCGCGTAGACGACACAAGATTTGGAAATATAGATGAGACGCTTAAAAAGATGAACGTAACAAGCGCACTCTTCTACGGCAAGATTTATGGTGGTAGTGCAGTCATTGGGGCGTTTGCCTCAGTAGTGATTAAACTTATCTTTCCATAAAGGAGGTAACAATGGGCGGTAATTTGCTTTGGACGGGTCTTACGATGATCCAGTGTAGCTTTATCCTGGATGGTGTGCCGCAGGTTCAGACAGTAGGCGCTGTCATAATGGTTATAGGTTGTATTCTCATGTGGCTTAACAAGTAGGAGGACTCATGGTCAGTATCTGGATTGCAATTACAGTGTTTATTGTTGGACTGATCCTCGGAGAAGTCCTTAAGCCCTTCTCGAAACTGGCTGGGCTTGCAGGTAAAAACTAATGTTTCGGAACAGCAGAGGGGTTGCAGCTGAGACGCTTCTAATCTACATAGTCATAGGTGTAATCGCTCTGTTTGTTCCGAACCCTGTAAGCACATCCATTGGAATAGGCAATAGACAAAATAAGATTGTACAGACAGATACTACAACTCTTATTAACGACAAAGATGGCATACCTATTGCCTATCGCAACATTAGAAAGGATAGCGATACACAGCAAAAGATAACTTTCTGGGAGTGGCTTATCTCGCTTCCAATGTTTGTCTTAATACTTATGGCTTTAGGAGTGATATTTCCTCCTGTTGCAATGGTCTTTGCAAGACTACGAGGAGTTTGGAAGACAGCTTTTAAGAATCAGTTTAATGGGCTTAAAACTTTGCCTGATACAACCGTCATATGTCGTAAATGTGGCGATACTGTAACAATCGACACTAAGGAAAAGGTATTCGACAACATTGTGAAGAAAATGGATAACCGAGATCAGGTGTTGCAAGAACGAGTAAGAACGGAGCTTGTAAAATAATGCTGACATTTGCAGATTTGGTTACAGAAGTTAAGTCTAGGGGTGTGAGAGATCAGGGTGGAACAACCTTTGATTCTACAATTAAGCTCACTATCAATAACTCCATATTTCGTATTGCAAGAGAGGCTAATTGGACGATATTAAGAAGAGTAAACACCTTTGATACTGAGCAGGAGTATACAACAGGTACCGGGGCAGTTGAGGTTACCAATGGGTCTAAGAATGTGACGGTAACAGGAGCCACATTCATCACAGACGGCATACAGGTTGGGCGCAGGATTCAGCTTGGTGGCTCAACTCTTCGCTATAACATTGTAACCATTACGGGTGAGACTACTCTGACCGTAGACATCAACTATGACGGCACGACAGATACCACCGAGTCTTACAAGATTTATGGTAGGGAGGAGTATAACCTCCCGCCTCAGGTCGGCAAGGTAGCCTTTCTATGGCATGAATACTATGGGAATCCATGTGTCCTAAACTATAACCCTTCATTTGACTTTCTGGGGTGGGGCACAAACCTCATCACTGAGGGTACGCCTACAGAATACTTTGCTTGGGCTGAAGACATGGTGCTGAGACAGCCTAACTCAGCATCAGTGGTGCGTATCGCCTCGTCATCCTCTTCTGACACCTCAAAGGATGTGACGGTGTTTGGCATTGTGTCTGGTTATCCCGACCAGGAGACCATCACCACTAACGCATCTAACGGTACGACAGCGGCATCTGGCTCCAAGTCCTTCTCAAAGATTGAGAGGGTGGTTAAGGATGCATCGACTGTAGGCCGGATTACCTGCGATACGAACTCGGCAAATGTGACGGTAGCTGTGCTACCTGTAGGAGATGGCACCGCAGGTATTACCTACAAGAAGGTGCGCCTGTGGCCTGTCCCCAACAACATATTCCCCATGAACATCTGGTATTACAAGATGCCGTGGAGACTCGTCAACGATGATGATGTCCATGAGCTTGGGCAAGAGTTTGACGAAGCGATTATCCTTCTAACTACCGCCAAGATTCGCTATCAGAATAGCCAGGTGGAGGGAGACAGATTCCTTAATCTCTACACCGATGAGATTAAGAGTCTGAGGAAGAATAATGCCGATAAGTTGGACTTCTTACTGACACTAAAGAGTCATGAGCAGTCTCAAAAGTATAACCCAAGGCTAAACGGCATCATTAGCTACTCTCAGCTCGGTGGACAATACGGGAGGTCTAGCTTCTAGTGGCTGGAAATCGTTACACATCTAACAGTCAACCTGCCGGAATAAGCTCATTTTCCGGTGGGCTGAACACTACTACCAATCCTATCAACCTTGCCGACAATGAAGTCCGTGAGATTCAAAACATGGACTTTAGCAAGTTTGGCTCGGTGTTTAAGCGTAATGGGTATACTGCGCTGAATACCTCGGCGTTTAACTCAGGCGCAGCGTGGAACTCTCTGCACTATCTGGAACTATCCACCGACATCGACTACCTCATTGGAACATGTGGGAATAAGCTAGCCAAGATGGATGCTCTAGATGGTACGTGGGATGACATCACAGGGGCGCTCACCATTACCGCCGGTAACAACAACCGCATGAATTGGATTACCTTTAAGGATGTGGCCTATGGAACCAATGGAGTAGACCTGCCTATTAAGTGGACTGGAACGGGTGATGGGGCGGCGTGGACAGTGGTGAGTGGGCTTACAAAGGCGAAGTATACTGCTGTGTTCGAGAACTACATCTTTATGGCTAACACTGAGACTGCCAGCGACTTCCACACCACACGTATCTACTGGTCTTGTATCAATGAGCCGGAAACATGGGATGCGGCGGACTTCAATGAGATTGGGTATAGAGATGGGCAGGAGATTACTGGAATTAAGGTGCTGGGAGATCGCCTAGTTATCTTCAAGGAACGCTCCATCTATGTGGCGTTCTTTACAGGCTCATCTGACATTCCGTTTACCTTTCAGAAGACCCCATCCAATGTGGGGTGTTCGTCTGGTGGCTCTATCCAGGAAGTAGACAACAATCTAATCTTTGCCAGCAGTGACGGCATCTACTACTTTGACGGCAACAACGCCAACAGGTTGTCTGACAAGATTAACTCCACCATCTCAGCCTTCAAGAACACTCAGTTTCCTCATATCATAGCGGCCTATCAGAACACTAAGAATCGCTATTGGGCGGCATACCAGACATCCTCTGGTGCTAACCCTGACAGAATTGTTTCATATGATTCCTATAACAACGCCTTCTCCATCTATAAGGGGCTGGCCGCCAATGCCTTTGTAGTCTTTGCTTATAACGGTGAGGAGCGCATCTACTTTGGGGATTTTGAAGGTTATGTGTATCGGGCTGACAGTGGAGCCAATGACAATCCTTTAAATGTTGCCACCGCCATTGACGCTTACTTTAGGACAAAGTGGTTTTCGTATGGGGACCTTGTTAATAAGAAGGGTATCCCCAACATTGTCCTCTACTACGAGTGTTCCAACTCCACAATCAGCTTGTCATACTCCTACGACCTCACCGACGCCGATGACTACTCCCAGAGCTTCACCGTAGACTGCGGTGGCGGAACATGGGATACCTCTGTTTGGGATACAGGAACATGGGGTCGTACAGGAGGAGCGCAGATAAGGCGCGACCTGACTGGCAGGGGCAGAGTCATTTCCTTTAAGTTCCGAAACGCCACTCTCAGCGAGTCCATCCAGATTCACGGTATCGGCAGCAACGCTCATCTGGAGACCTATATATGACGCTAATACTCCCTCAGATGGTCAAGATGTCGAAGTATACAGAGACTATCGACGAGAAAGAACATCGTAGGATGATGGATCAGGACTTACAGAGACTGTTTGTAGGTCTGCGTCCAAGCCTAGTATCCGACCTTACTGACCAGGCCAACATCGCCATAGATGCGTCATTAGCGTTTCACTACAGGGTGACGCTAACCGCCAGTAGAACCATCGACAACCCTACCAACGGGCGAGATGGGCAGACCATCCTCATTGAGATTGTGCAGGGCGGGACAGGGAGCTATACGATTACCTGGGGGAGTGAGTTTTCTTTCTCGGATGATATTCCAGAACCGACACTTTCTACTACGGTGGGTGACATAGACCTAATCCTATTCCTAAGAAACAGTCCCAACACCAAGTGGATGTGTATTGGAGTCTCAAGGGGTTACACATGATAACTCCTATCTATGGCTTTGGAGGAACTGGCCTTACGGGATTCGGAACGAATATTCGCTATCACGGGTTATTTGGAAATGAGCTTCGTGATAATGCCGATATTACTCTTATTCCTGAGGTAATTCCTCATAATTGCTATTTTTCCGGCCTCAGAGCAAGGACAACCAGTGCGCTTGGAAGCGATGATACAGTCATTATAACCGTACTTAAATTTGTTGGTGATCCTGCAGTCACCGTTAGAACTCCTGTATCTCTAACACTCACTCAAGCATCTGGAACCAGTGTTATTGCCGCCCCAAGTAATGTGGCTAGCTTTGCCCAGGGAGACAGATTCGCAATAGAAGTAGACTACAGAAATACAAGTGTTGGCCTTAATTATCAGTTTTCTCTATTAAGCAAATCAAACGGCGGCGAAAGTATAATTAGTGCAAACGGGCATGGAGATTTGACCTTATCTGTTAATGAGGTAGATAGTTACTCATTAAATGTAATGGGTGGATATTGCTCAAGAACCGCTCAAGCTGATTATGAGCAAGTACAACAGCTTATAGACACTCCCGGAACATTTAAGAATATGTTTGTTTTGTTTACGGATGATATTGGTGGTTCTAACAAAAGCATGACATTTACTCTTTATAAAAATGGCTCTCCTACTGCATTATCTTGTCAGGTTATAAGCGGTAGTCACTATGCATTTGATGTAACTAATGAGGTTCATGTCGATAGAGGCGATCTAATCCATATTGACGATCTTTTTGTTGGTTCTGTCACGGCAATCTCTTTCAAAGTTCAAAGAATATCATTCTCGTTTGTACCTGACACAGCTGGTTATTTTCCTTATATGAATAACCAAAACTTTTCAAGTAATCCTGCAAATAACTCGACATACGAAGTAAGTGGGTATTTACAATTTACTGCTAGTAATGGGACAGACATATCAGATGCTCTTTGCCCACCGACAACTGTAAAAAGCATGTCTTTAAGTAACAAGGTTGCGCCTGGAGTCGGAGAGACTAGAACATATACACTCCAGAAAAATGATGCCAGTACCGGGCTTTCTATCCAACTGCAAGACGCGGAAACGGATGATGTGGCTTCCCTGGATGTTGTCTTTTCATGTGATGATAGGATTAGATGGCTTTCTACAAGAAGCTCTTCTAGTGCAGCAAATCCCGAAATAATTAGAATAGGATTAACAACTGTTTATGGCCCTAGCACATCTTGTCCAAATCCGTTTAATAAGGGTATGTTCTTCAAACACGAACCCTCCGGCGGGAACTCAAGGAAGATTTGCTAATGAAGGGAAGATTTGTTCAGAAGACCGAAGCTCAGAAGGCTGCATGGAGCGAGCGCGCCAAAGAGATGCTCAAGTGGCCTGAGTGTGAGGGGTGTAAGAAACGCAAAGAGTTTTTAATTCAGAAGGCAAAGGAGATTAAACAGTGGCTCTCGTAACCAAGACTTACACATTTACAGCAGGCACGACCATCTTGAGCGGTGAGGTCAATACAGACTTTGACACACTGTACAACGATTATAATGGGAATATCACAAACGCCAACATCGCATCAGGCGCAGCTATTGCCGACAGCAAGCTAGCGCAGATTACCACAGCGGCCAAGGTGTCTGGCGCAGCTATTACGTCCCTTGGCAGTATTCCTCAGCAGACTACTACCACCGGCAACGCATTCCTTATTGATAGCGATACGCTGACTACAGGGAGACTGGCTTTCTTTGACTCCAACTCCTCTGACACCGGAACACGCACACTTGTTGCCATAGTCAATGACAACACCGCGGCCACCGGAGCTACTGGTTTCTCTATTCAGCAGGACGCAGCCCAGAACTCCATGTTAATTACTCATACTGCTGCTACAGGGAATGCCATAGCTATTACCGCCTCACAGACCACAGCCAAC